GATTGAAGGCCTTGATGAAGAAGAAGGCGAAGAAGAAGATGAAGACGAAGAACTTAAAGAAGTCAGAAAAGACCTTGAAGAACATCGTAATGTAATCAAATATCTTCGTTCTAAACTAAATGAAGTCAATCTTTTAAACGCTAAACTTCTTTATACGAATAAACTGTTTAGAAATCATAATCTTAATGACGGTCAGAAATTGAAAGTTGTTGAGACATTTGATAGAGCAGTTACTCTTCGTGAAGTTAAATTAGTATTCACGACTTTAGCAGAGTCATTCGGTTCAGTCCGAGTCACTCATAAGCGCTCTGTGAACGAAAGTGTCGCAAGTAAAGCTGTTGCTTCTACGAAACCTAACAAGAAAGTTGTTAAGGAAGCAAATGAAGTAGCAGATAGATTCAAACAATTAGCAGGGTTAATTAAATAACCCTAATTTGGAGATAAATATCATGAATAAAAATCTTGATACATTAACAGGTTTAGTTGGGGACGCAGGTTCTCAGCATAAATCACTCCAGGCTGATGCTCAGAAGTTATCCCAGAAATGGGAACAAACTGGTCTTCTTGAAGGACTTGATGGATATGATAAAAATTCTATGTCCATTCTTCTTGAAAACCAGGCTAAGCAATTAGTACAAGAATCCAGTAGAACTGGTACCGCATCTAACTCGGAAGAGTGGAGTGGGGTAGCACTTCCTTTGGTTCGTAGAGTTTTTGCAGAAATCGCAGCGAAAGACTTCGTTTCTGTTCAACCTATGAATCTTCCATCTGGTCTTGTATTTTTTCTTGACTTTAAATATGGAACATCACAACCTGGTTTTGACGTTGTAAGTGGCGTCTCCCGCGACGGCAGTGGAACAGTCCACGGCCAAACAAACACATCTGGTAATCCATCTGGTGGTTTATATGGAAGTGGTAAGTTCGTGTATTCAATCAATGAAGCAGCGTCTTCAACGATTGCAGCACCAACTTCCGCATCTGTAACTTATAGTGAAGTTAACTTTAACGCAGATTTGTCCTCATCTCTTGATGCTGGTCATCTTCGTTCTGTTACGGTAACTACAGGTTCAAACTCAATCACTAATGTGGATGCAGAGGGTGTTCGCGGTTTTTCAATTTCTGGTTCTAACATTGTTGCTTATTATCCAGAATTTACCACAATAGACACTTCGGGTAACATTAAGTTTATCATTTCTGGTTCAGACTCAGTAGCAGGTATTGTTGTCAAATATCAGAAACAACCTACTGATGTAACTCGTGGTGATTTTGAAGATACATCTACATCCGGTTCGGGCGTTAGCCTTGATATTCCTGAGATTGATGTTCAACTACGGTCTGAGACAATTGTCGCAAAAACTCGTAAGTTGAAAGCATCATGGACTCCTGAATTCGCTCAAGACCTTAACGCATACCATTCAATTGACGCAGAAGCAGAATTGACTTCTATGTTAAGTGAGTACATCTCAATGGAAATTGATTTGGAAATCCTTGATATGTTGATTGAGAACGCAGTTACGACTGCTAATTGGTCTGCTAAAGTCGGTTTTGACGATGATGGTGCAGGTACTGGTGAAGATAGATTTACTGAAATCACAAGTGCTTCTAATGCTTATACTAAGTCCGCTTGGTATCAAACATTGGGCATTAAGATTCAGAAAGTATCTAATGAAATTCATCGTAAGACACTTCGTGGTGGAGCGAACTTCTTGGTAACATCACCTACGGTTGCTACAATCTTGGAAAGTATTCCTGGATATGCAACTGATACTGATGGTGACCAAAGTTCTTTCGCAATGGGTGTACAGAAAATGGGTGCTCTAAACAATCGTTTCACGGTTTATAAGAATCCATACATGACCGAGAATATAATTCTCATGGGTTATCGTGGTTCTCAGTTCCTTGAAACTGGTGCTGTTTACGCTCCTTATGTACCACTCATCATGACTCCGTTGGTCTATGACCCAACGAATTTTACACCAAGAAAAGGTGTAATGACTCGTTACGCGAAGAAGATGGTACGTCCTGAGTTCTATGGTAAGATTAAAGTTGCTCATTTAGATGTAGTCTAATTGATTACTTAATCAACCAGCTAAATTAGGGGGAAGTTTTACTTCCCCCTTTTTTTTTAACCTATAAGTTTAATTTTTAAGTAACTTGATATTTATCTATAGAAAGAAACATTATATCTTTGGAGTAAATTTATGGCAGATATACCTATATGGCCAGGAAGTGGTTCGGCAATAAGTGGGTCAACTCCTTTCGGTCAATATGATACAGATTCATCTTTTCAAACAGATGGCCCTAATGTAGCAAATTGGTGCGCAAAAAGACTTGGATATCCTATAACTGATGTTGAAATGCAAGATTCACAATTCTATGCGTGTTTTGAAGAATCGGTTAGTGAGTATAGTTCTCAAGTAAATCAATTTCAAATACGAGAAAATTTATTGAATGTAAAAGGAGCACCGACTGGTAGTGATATAACAAATCAAGAAATAAATCCTAACCCACTTGCTCGTGCAATAACAATAGCAGAAAATTATGGTGCTGAAGCAGGTAGTGGTGGAAATGTCACTTGGTATAGTGGTTCTATTGATATGACTGCCGACCAACAAGATTATGATTTAGATGCCCTTTGGGCAACACCATCTGCAAGTGGAGCAGAGATTGAAATAAAAAGAATTTTTCATGAAGCCGCTCCCGCTATACAAAGATATTATGACCCATTTGTCGGGACAGGAATGGGTATGAACGCAATGATGGATTCATTTGGTTGGGGTAGTTATTCTCCAGGAGTTAGTTTTACTTTAATGCCAATTTATTCTGATATATTAAGATTACAAGCAATTGAGTTTAGTGACCAAATTAGAAAATCTTCATATTCGTTTGAGTTGATTAATAATAAATTAAGAATTTTTCCATTACCAAAAGATGATGGTAATGGTGTATCACCAAGTAAAGTCCATTTTCAGTATATTTTAAAGGCAGATAGAAACGCAGTTGCTACAAGCACAACTGGAACAGTAACTAATTATTCTAATATACCATATAGTAATTTCGTATATGGTTATATTAATGATGTTGGCAAACAATGGATTAGGAAATATACACTTTCTTTATCAAGAGAATTACTTGGTTTTATAAGAAGTAAATATTCTACAGTTCCTGTACCAGGTGCTGAAGTTACTTTAAATGGTGGTGAACTTGTTTCTCAAGCACAACAAGAGAAAGAAGAGTTAGTAACACAACTTAGAGAGAATTTAGAACAAAGTAGTCGTAGATTGCAACTTGAGGCACAAAGAGAAGAGAACGAAAATATGTTATCAGTACTTTCTGGCGCACCACTAAAAGTATATGTAGGATAAATAATGGGTTTGTTTTATAGGTCACGAGACTTTCAACTAATAGAAACCATTAACGAAGAACTTATTGGGGAGTTTGTAAATACAACGGTTGATGTTTACAAATACAACTTATATGAGTCTGAAGTAAATTTATATGGAGAAGCACGTAGTAAGGTATATTACGAAGGTCTTAGAGTAGCGGCGTTGATTGAACAAGAAGACCAAACATATGAGACGGAAGAATTTCCAGGTGCGGAATTGAATCAAGCCGCCACTTTTAATTTCTTAAGAAAAACCATAAAGAACGCTGGACTACTCATGGAAATGGGAGATGTGATATCGTGGAATGATTCATATTGGGAAGTAAATAGTGTTGTAGAAAATGATTTAATATATGGACAGATATCCAATAGTTTAACAGTAACCGTGACAACCCATATGTCAAGAAAGTCAAGGTTACAATTAGAAAGAGTTAGAGTTGGCAATACTCAAATATCAGATATGAGGAATATTTAATGGCAGAAAAACCAACACCGCAAAGTCAAGCAGAACTTTCTTCTCAATTTGTGATAGACAGAGCATTACCTGGTGTACAAAAACCACCACTGGAAAAAAACAAAGTAAATCGTGGTTCTACAAGAACAAGAAAGGAAGATAGAACTGGTGATATAAAGATAGGTCTTTATGATATAGATGATGCTATTAAGTATTATTTTGATGAAGTTATTAGACCAAGAGTAACAGATTTTGATGAGAATATTACTGTGCCTATATTGTATGGTTCTCCAGAAAGATGGGTTTCAGCACAGAGAGGACAATATTATAGAGACCAAAAAGGTAAAATACTGGTTCCTTTAATAATGTATAGAAGAACTTCAGTAGGAAAAGACACTTCTGTAACTTTTTCAAAAATAGATGCTACTAATCCAAAACTTTTTTATACTTTTGAGAAAAATTATTCACCACAAAATAGATATGATAATTTCGCAGTTTTACAAGGGGTCATTCCAACACGAGAGAGATACTCAATAGTAGTTCCAGATTATGTAACTATTCAATATGAGGGTGTTATTTGGACGGACTATATTGAGCAAATGAATGACCTGATAGAAGCCATAAATTACTCACAGGGTAGTTATTGGGGTGACCCCGAAAGATTTAAATTTAGAACATCAATAGCAGAGTTTTCTGATGCTTCTGAAGTACCTACTGATAATGATAGGATTATAAAAACAACATTTAATATGGAATTACATGGGTATATTATACCAGATAGTTTAAATAAAGAACTATCAATGATAAATCCAAATACACAACTTGAAAATACGGTAGGACAGATTTTATTTGATGAGGGTGGGGATATATCTGATAGTGGTGTTATAGACGGAACACAGACAGCAACTGGAGGTAGTAGTTTCGTTTCATCAACACCTGGAGCATCCGTAGAAGAAACATTGGATATGGCATTAGTGTTTCAGTATTTAGATAAAAGATTTTCAAAATTAGCAAGTA